ACATTTCAGTCGATGATTTCAAAGCCTACCACAAGGCTCGTGGTAACGAGATCACTCTTGGTGGCACAGAGATCGAACAGAAGCTGCGCGTCGCAACTGAATACGTTGATCTTCGTTGGGGTTCCTCTGCTCCTGGACTGAAGATTGCTGAAGATCAGGCGCTGTGCTTTCCGACTGATTACTTCATCGTTGATCCAGTTGCCCTGCCAATTCAGCTTGTCCGAGCGACTGCAGAATACGCCTTCTGGGCTATCAGTAACAACCTGTTCCTCGATAACGATGGTTCCAAAGGTCCGGGAATTAAACTTCTCAAAGAGAAGGTTGGACCTATTGAAACTGAGACTGAATGGTCTGGTGCTGGTGATGGTTCGCTTGGTCGAAAGTATGCTGTCGTAACGAAAGCTGATGCTCTCATGCGACGGATCACAGTCGGCGGTGGTCAAGGCGGGGTGTATCGTTAATGGTCGATTATGTAAAACTCGCAGCAACCGCCAAGAGACTGGTCGCAGCCAATGGTCGGCCGATTACCTTTGTTCGTAAGTCTGAGGTAGCTGCTGATCCAGCGAAGCCGTGGGATGCCCAAGCAGGAGCAGATGTTACGTTCACTACTCCGGCAGTTTTCGTTCCTCCGAACACAGTCCGCCAGTTCGGTCTCACCGCTCTTGGGCAAGGTACGGAATATGATGATCTGATCGCATTCTCTGAAAGCATTGGTATCTTCTTCCCAGAGACGCAGGATATCCGTCAATTCTCTCATGTTCAAGATGGTGCAGAATTGTTTGGTATCGTTGGTCTCCAAATCCTGAAACCTGCAAGTATTCAGATGCTTGGCTTTGTGGGGATCCGCCGATGACCTTTGGAGAAGCCGTAGACGATATCAACGCAATGATGCTGGCAGCATGGACTCCGACTGGACATCAACTCCATTGGGACAATGTTCGCGACCAGCGAGATCAATCAGACAATCCATGGGCCGTGTTTGTCATCAGACATGCAACAGGTCAACAAGATACCCTCGGTGGTATTGGAAATCGCAATTTTGTGAGGACCGGAACTGCCATCGCTACTATATTCACTCCAAGCGGAAATGGCTTGTCATCTTCGTATGCTTTGGCTAAAGTGGTGGCCGACGCATATGAGGGTCAGACATCGGTAAACGGCGTGTGGTTCAGAAATGTCCGTATGCAAGAAATCGGTCGCGAGAGCCAGTTCTATCAAATCAACGTGCTCATCGATTTCGAGTACAACGAAACAAAGTAAGGAGGCCTCGAAATGGCTGGTACAACAGGCGTCAATAAAATTGACTCCAACATCACGGGCCTCGCGTTCGCGGAAGAGGCTCAACTAGGTTGCCTTCCTGGAGAGCAGGGTCTTCCTGGAACTCCTGTTTGGCAATCTCTTGCTCCGAACAGCTACAACGACTTCGGCGGCGAAATCATCACGGTTGCGCCGAACCCGATCAACCCTTCTCGTCAGCGCCGCAAAGGTGTTACGACTGACCTGAACGCCTCTGGTGGTATCAACCAGAACTTCACCTTCTCGAACCTCACCAATATGATGCAGGGCGTCATGTTCGCTGATATTCGTGAAAAAGGTTACGAAGAACCGACTGCTGTCGACGCAACTGACTTCCTTGTCACTGACACGACTGGCTTCCTTGCTGGATCGTTGATCAAGGGCCAAGGCTTCACGAACAACGGCAACAACGCTCTTCAGGTTGTGACCGCTGTGGTCGCCAGCACTTCTGTTGCTGTCGCCGCGACTGTCGTTGAAGCTTCCCCTCCTGCCCGTGCGAACATTCGCAATGTTGGTCATGAAGCAGCTTCTGCAGACATTGATGTCGACAACTCCGGCACCCTTCCCGCACTGACTTCCACCATTCTGGACTTCACCACGCTTGGTCTGGTTCCTGGACAGTGGGTATTTGTCGGCGGCGATGCGGCTGGTGTTCGGTTCGTCACTGCTGCGAACAATGGCTTCAAGCGTGTTCGTTCTATCGCGGCCAATCGCCTGACGTTCGATAAGTCGGATGCAACGATGGTAACCGAAACTGGTACTGGTCTGACCATTCGGTTGTTCTTCGGTGATGTGCTTCGCAACGAAACTGGCGCTCTCATCAAACGGCGGTCATACAACGTCGAACGTCTCTTGGGCGCTCCCGACGATGCCTTCCCTGCACAGATCCAATCTGAAGTCCTGATCGGCGCTGTGGCGAACGAATTCACTCTGAACGTCCCCTCGGCAGAACTGCTCAATGCAGACATCTCGTTCGTGGCCACCGACAATGCTCAGCGTGATGGTGCAACTGGACCCAAGCAGACAAGCGTTATCGCTCCGTTCGCTTCGAAGGAATACAACACTTCGAGTGACGTGTCTCGTATCCGCCTCAGCGCAGTATCCTCGGTTGACGCGGCTCCGACGCCACTGTTCGCCTTCGTCACGGAAGCAACGCTCTCGATCAACAACAACGTCACGCCCAACAAGGCGGTCGGTGTCTTGGGCGCATTCGACGTTACGGCTGGTACGTTCGCTGTCTCTGGCAACCTGACTGCCTACTTCTCCAACGTGACCGCTGTTCAGGCTGTTCGTAACAACACCGACGTCTCCTTGGACATCGGCTTTGTTCGCGACAATCAGGGCATCATCTTCGACTTGCCGCTCATCGCTCTTGGTGATGGTCGTCTGTCCGTTGAAGTCGACCAACCGATCACGCTGCCTCTGGCAACAGACGCTGCCTCTGGTCAGGACGTTGACGCAAACCTCGACCACACGCTGCTCATCACTTACTTCAACTATCTTCCGAACGCAGCGTAAATATCAAAGGGACGCTTCATGATGGAGCGTCCCACATAACCCAAGAAGGAAATATGAAATGGGAATGTACGACGTCTTTGAAACCGACACCGATCTTGAAGCCAACGGCGTCTGGATTGATTATGGCGATTTCCGTGTTCTGCTCGCCTCTGCTGGTCAGGGCAACAAGAATTACGTTCGCTACGCCGAGAAGAAACTCAAGCCGGTTCGCCGCGCTCTGGAGTCCGGCGCACTGAGCAACGAACGCTCGCAGGCACTGATGGCAGACATCTATG